GTTCTATCAATCCAACTTTATAAACAAAATTGTTTACTCTTTCCGTTGCACTTGAAAAATGCACAAAGTTTGTAAAGTTAGTATAATCTACGTTTATAGCTACAGATCTATCTTGATAATAGCTTAATAATTTTTGATAAGAAGAACTTACTGGGCTCGCTAATAAATTATCGTAGTTATAATATGGAGTAGTTTGGCCGTTTTTATCATTTATTTGAACATTAAAATTAGGACCTCTTAATCTATTTACTTGATCTATATTTTCTGCTTCTACAGTAATAGATACATTATAACTTACTGATTCTGCAACTTTATCTACTATCCACAATTGAGATTTTAAATCAAAATCTGCATCTAGTGGCTCATATAGTTTTATTAATAAATAAGATCCATCTTCATCTTCTGTATATGATACATTACTTGCTATTATAGTTTGATTATTACCTAAATTCAAATAGAATACAGGATAATAATTTTTATTACTTATGTAAGATTGATATTGAGAAAAGCCATTTAAAATACTATCATCACTTATTGTTTGCGATGCTAATTTTAATTCAGTTCTTGATGGAGATATTTCTTTAATCCAATAAAAAGTACCAAATGCAGAATTAAATAATCTTTTATAAAAATTATATTGTATATTTAAATTACCTCTATTATATCCTCTATTTTTTAAATCTTTTTCTGGATCTAAAGTTAATACAGAATAGGTATTATTTTTTGGATTTGCTGTTAAATAAGGATAATAATCAAATGCATCATAATCAAAATCTAATAGATTATTATTTTCATCGTAGATATATAATTCTAAATAATCTTCTGGTGCGCCAAATTGACTATTTATAAAATTAGAAGTTACTAATTGTTTATCTAATGGAGTTAAGTCTTGAGATTGAAATCCCTCCCCTGAATATGTTATATTAACTAATTCCATTATATTATATCATTAATATTTGCAAACGATTGATTAATATCTAAAAGCTGTTGGCGTAAAGAATTTATCTCTTCTATTAGTGCTTGTTTTTCTGCATCTATTACAGATCCTCCTATATATTGTTGACTTGTTTCAACTAAATATGTATGAGAGTTAATAGTACCATCAACAGGTATAGTAAAAAATAATTGGTCGTAGTATTCAAAAAACTGATCAACTGTTATCTCAGTAGTTGGAGCTTCAACAACAGCAGGTTGTAATAGTTCAGTAAAATTAGTATTTATAGCTTTACTGTACGTATTAAGTCCATAAATCTCCTTAACCATTTCTACATTCGCCATTATCTAGTAACTTTAAATATTAAATTATTATCTATTTCATAAGATGAACCGTCAGATAGTACTGTTTTAATTAATATCTTATAATACCTTTCTGGCTCTAATCCGTTCATATATAAGTTAAAGTAACTATTTATTCCATCACAGCTAATCTTTGTATACGAAGTGTCATAATCTATCAGTATATCATTTGTCTTTACATCTTGCAAAGCCCAATAAGATGTTTGAGGGAGAGCCTTATTAGTGATGTAAATAGAGGATGTAGTAAATGTTCTTACAGGATATTTGTCCCTTGAATTTATATTAAACCTGTATTTTCCTGTACCATATTTGTAAGTATCTAAATTATTAGATAGCGTAATTACACTGTCGGTACTATTAATTACAGATAAACTTCCTGTAGAATATGAACTATCATCCCACTTTATTTCCAATGTCGGAGGATATATTGTGTGTGTATCAACTGAGAAGAAGCTTAATCCTATATAGCTTCCTGAATTTTGTTCAATTGCATTAGTATGTTTAGCTATAAATCCATAGTTTGATCTAGAACCACTAAACCAAGTATCAACTATAGAGCTAACATCTACATTTATATCTTTATTATCTGGATAATTAAATGATTGTGTAACTACTAAATTTGTAAACGATCCACCACCAGGAGTTAAATAAAATGCACCATTTCCCCATTGATTAGAAGCTGTTGTAAATTGATTAGGACTATACCAACATGCACCGTTTCTAGTCTCAGGAGAGTCTCCAAACTTTCCTGTTCCCATTTCCCAAGACTGAGAAACTTGTCTAAATTCTAAACTATATGTTGTATTTAAATTCTCAGCAGTAGCTAAAAATAATCTTAAATTAGTTTTCCATGATCCTGTAGTGTAGGTTTTTAATATAGCAATATCTGAATCAGAAAAAGATATAATAGCTCTTCTTAAATTGTCTTGAAGTAAAGGTTCAGAGGGAACAGGATCTACAAAATAGTTAGACGGATTATCTGAATTCTTAACTGATATTTCTAGTATTTCATCAAGACCTGTATTAGCGGCAGGACTACTTGAATATAAAGTAGCATCAGAAGAAGCAAATATTTTATATACGGCCATTTTTTATTTTTTTACATTGTTACTACACGACCTTGAATATCTGTATTAGGGAATTTTACTTCAAATATAGAAGGATCTAAAGAAGGATAAATAACACCATTTAAAGAGCCTGCTGATATATCGTAAGAGTATTTTGAATATCCATCAGCTTCACCAGATTTATTTACTATCCTCACATCTTTTACTGTTTGAACTCCTTCAACTACATCTAATAAAGAATAGATGTCTCCTAATATAATTGGTTCATTTATTTGCCAATTATTTATATTAAAAAAGTCTTGTAAAGTTAATATACATCTAGCAATTACATCTTGACCAGTGTAATTAGGTCTAATTATAATTTCAAAATTGCAGCCTATATTAATTACATAACCAGGTTTAATATTAATGGCATCAGTCATCATTCTATAATCTGACAAATATGTTTGTAGATTTTGAAGTAACGCTGGTGAAGGATCTGCTATATTATTATTAGCATCAAGACCTAATACATAAAGACTAACTAATACTTGATCTTTTTGACTAAAATCACCTTGCATGTAATTATTGAATGTTGCGTCATCTTTAGTTATATATGCCTTTGATATTTTACCATATTGAGGAGGCATACTAAGAGTTCTCGCCAAATAATCTTCTTGAGTAACTGCTCTATATTGAGTAGGAAATTCTGCTGCAATATTCATTCTAAGTTCATCTACAGTGTCACCGTCGCCACCTCCTGAAGCAGGATCTACATTATTTACTACTATAGTATTTTGATAGGTTGTATTTCCTGTTACTGTATAAGATACAATTTGAGTTAATTGATTACTTAAAGCATTTGCAGAAGCACCGCCACCCACTAAATATTGAAATGATATACTTGTATTTTTTGGAGCTAATCCATATGTTTGAGTTGTAACAAAGTTTGTTGGATCAAATGAACTAGATAGAGTGCTAAGTCCACCACCAGTTAAACCAACACTTACATTATTAGGATTAGGAAGTACCGCTGTATCGGCAACTGAATTGATACCAGGACCAAATTCTATTTCTAAAGAACCATCAGCTCTAAATCTAGATGTGAACCTTCTAGGCACAGATAACTTCTGTATCATATAAGGAACCTGATTCTGGAATTGATATAATGATGGATAGTTAGCTGCAGTATTTTGTACTGGCTTTAATATATAATCTTGAGCTAAGTAAGGAACTTCATACCAAGTATTACCGTCAGAATCTTTTGCTTCTAATATTGTAATAATAGAACTATCTGATATATTTACGGTTGCAAATCTTTGTGGAGATGAAAAACTAAAAGTTTGAGTTTTAGTTTGTCCTGATAAAGCTTGAACAGTCTTTTTTAGAAGATAAGATGTAGGAACATTACTTCCATTTATTGTATATACTTCTACTGTAGTCGGATCTAAAGAAGAAGATGATGCAAAATTAACTTTTTGAGGAGTATAAAATATTACAGAGCTATTTACATTTGATTTAACTTGCATTCCCTGCTCTATAGTCATTGCATAAGTAAAGTCAGGAGCTACATTGCTACCACCAAGACTAACCGCAGGTAATTGTTGATATACATCAAGATTCACTATAGCTGCAGAAGTTATTTTAGGTCTATAACCTAACATGTAAGCTAAGGTAAATAAATTACCTTTTTGTTTAGCATATTGTAAAAATGTTTCTTGTAGTTGATTGTCTAAATAAAATGAAAGCACATCTCCTACATAAGAAGCCATATCAATAAACATACTACCAGGTGATGCCTGAGTAAAGTCATTGTACGCAGTAGGATAGTATGCTCTTGCATATTCTATTAGATCTGCTTTTAAAGAAGCAAAATCTTTGTTTAAATATTTAATGTCAACTTGGTTAGCCATTTCTACATGTTTTGTATAGTCAATACAACCGAATCATTTTCATTTGATCTTAATAGTCTATAACTAAATTTTATATTGATTGAATTATAATCAGGACTTCCTATAATATCTAAAGTAGTAACTTGAACTTGAGGGAATTGATTTTCCATTTGAGTTCTTATAGACTGCTTAATTTCTTCAAAAGATGCTTGATCTATTTGTTCAAATAACCTAGCTCTAAGACCAGCCCCAAAAGTAGGATTAAAAACTCTTTCTCTAGGATCAGTTAATAAAAAATTAATAATATTATATTTTATTTGATCCTTGGTAGTGTATACAGACGAAAATACATTTTCAGCATCAAAAGGGATTTTTACCCCAATTGCTGTTGATGGCTTAAAATCTAATGGCGATATTTGTTTTAATCCGTAAGCCATTATATTTGTCCTTGTTCTTTAAGTTTTGTCATAAGGCCTGTAAAGTCTGGAACCTCGTTTATTTGTACAGCATCCAAGTTTGAACTCGCTCTTGCTGTTCCTAACATACCTTCTACACTACCGACCTTAACTTCTTTAGGTTGGAAAGCTAGTCCTGGGTGTATATTATCTGAAGTCATATTAAAGTCTTCATTTAACATATTTTGGGCAGTATCATTTAAGAATGCTGCCATAGGATTGTTTCCTGTAAATTTAATAGGTTTAGGAATAGCAGTGTTCAAAGTACCAGGTATTTTTGATTTTACCTGTTCTTGTAAGCTCTTTTTAGGGTCTGCCATAGGAGTTTTTTTAACCTCACTTAATAGTTTAGGAAGTTCTTCTTTAAGAACAGCTCTGAGCTCTTCTCTTATTAGTTTTCTTAATTGATCTACTTGTCCCATATCTTATAAATATTATTTTATACCATTTTTAAGTTTATTTATCTCTTTATCTATTTGTGATATTTTATTTAGTGTTATAATCTGAATTGCAGGGCCTCCGGTTAATAATAATAGCTTAAGCTTTCTTTTTTCATCTTCTAACTCCTCTATTTTTAATTTAGTAGTTTCCTTTTCTTTTTGTTTTACTATATTATTTGTATATTTACTAGAAGGATCTGTGCTTTTTAAGTTACTAGTAAGGGATTGGTTTTGTTTAATTAAAATCTTTCTCATCCTTTTTCTTAAAGCTTTGCCTCCTGGTAGATTATTTATAAATGATTGAAGTCCTAATTCCTGTTCATTTTCTTCTAAATTATTTAAATCAACTGTAGACAATTCTATTGAATCAAGTGAAAGATCTTGTTCATCCAAGTACTTTAAAGATTCAGAAATAGTTACTGTATCTTCAGGAGATAGTGAATCTAGTCCAGTTTTAACTAGTCCCTTTGAAGATAATATTAATTTTACTTCATTAATTATAATTAAATCTAAAGAAGCAAAAGTTGGGGTAGATTGAGCTACTATATATCCATTAGTATCTCTTGCTATTCCATATCTTCTTTTAATACTTATTCCTTCATCAGTTACTTCTTCATTAACTATTTCTATTACATATTCACCAAAAGTTCTATTTATTCTATCTTGTGCATTATTATATTTATCTAAAAAGTCTTGAAGTCCATTTACAGTACTAGATAAATTATCTATAGTTGTTTGAATTTCTGCTTTTAAATCAGATGGAGCATTTACACAATTTTCTAAATTTAGTAATATTAAATTTAATTTTTGTATAATATCATAGATTCCTATTATCATTGTTTGAACTAATCCTGCTATAGCTCCTAATAATATGTTTATTTGTCCTAATCTTTTTACTAATTTCTTTTTACCTCTTTCTTCAAAAATTTCTATTACACTAAAACTAAATCCTGTTTGAACACCAGACGGCAGGAAAAAAGCTGGTATTCCAAGTGCTATAAAAAACGCAACTAAAAAATCATAGACTCTAATTAATATAATAGCTATTTTTATTATTGCTTGAGAAGTAACTATATAAGATAGAAGTTTAGTTCCTAAAGAATTT